GAGAAATGATTGATGCTAGTCTTTCCATATAGTAACTTTTCATACTCTCACGTTCAGAAGGACTTGCTTGAGCCTGTAAACCACAGAAACATATCCACATAGCACTCCAGTCTGCTGACATAGATGTTACACCTAATTGCTGTAATCTATCTGCTTCCCATAATATATGTTCTTCATGGGAGTCCATGATTCTTTTTAGTAAAGACATATCTACATATACATTGCCATCAAAAGGAAACAGAGGAGTGTTTTCATCATCTAATGCTAAGAACTGCCATGCATAATGCATATTCATGCCCATGTCTTCTGCGGTTTCAGCAATATATTCTATTACCCAATCATCTAAATGTTTGCGATTATGATTGATCTGCCAAGTCTCGGCTTGATGATCTTCCCAATAGCCAAAGTTGTATACCCATGCAGTTTCTATACCGTTGTCTTTTAATTGACGTAACGTTGTTCTATACATTAACTTGACATATTCTTCTTGAGTGCAATCAGCTATCCAACTTACACCTTGAGTCTTGTAGTTATTGTATATCCACTCTACTCCATAATCTTTAAAGCCGACTGACTTGAGGTGATCATCTCCAAAAGAATTCTGTGGCATAGGTAGATCATAGTCGCCGATATAAGATTGTTTGATTTTTGCACTATGCGGATTCTGACATGACCCTTCAGCGTCTTCGTCTGATACACTGACATCAATACTGGCTGTAGCACCTGAGCAGTCAATAGAGAACGTATAGTCTCCGTAACTATCTAATGTGATGTTCTCACTGCCACTAAGTGACTTGCTACCAGACCATGTTCCAGATGCAGTACATGAGGATGCATCAGTACTAGACCAAGTTAAGGTAGTTTGATCACCTACTACAAGTTCATATGAATTTGCTGATAATGTTACAGTGGGTGTAGAGTTACCTCCACCTGTATTACCACCTGTAGTACCACCTGCTGTGATCAGTGCTCCAGCGACATCTGTGCCACTACTGCCACCGCCGCCGCAACCTATGAGAAATAGTGAACATAATATCGTGTTACTGAAATTAATTAAGCCCATTTTAGTCATTATAACCTGTGTGTCTGTGAATGATAGTGCTATTATACTACGGAATGGGTACCGATGTCAATAGAAAAATGCCCAAAAGATTAATTTCGGGCATTTAATTTTGAGTCTACTCTGAGGAACTGTTGCTACTACTAAACGCTAGTATACTAGTTGACCGAGAGAATGAAACATGATCCAAGTAGTTGTTACAAATAACAGTACTTCACCAAAGGTCTCACAATTCGGGCAGTGTTGCTTCATGCTTAAGAATGTTTTCAATGTTGTCTCCGTGTGTGTATTGCAAGGTCGTATCTTAAATGTACCTGAAAATGGATTTTACAAATACGTAAAAAATACTACTATGTAGGACCCTCCTACAATGTCTATTTATGCCTGTATTACTAAAACTTATTTTTATTGAGGATGGTATAACCTATATGCATACTAGCTATAACAATAGTGTCATACGGTTACTGTGAATCTAAATATTCTCTTAAATTTCCCTGTAACGTGATCATCATTGCTGTCTTATGATCGTATACCCGAATGAAGGGTTCTCCCTTTTTACCCCTAATTTTATGGACACCAAGGTAATATGGGCATCTAATCTTTTTGATTATCTCTTGTACAAATGCTTCTGGTGCAATAATTCTACGTTTGTGCATTGTTTTAGGATTCAGTCCTAACTCAAAATCATAGTACTCAATTTTTGCTAACTCAAATAGTTGTAGACCATCATCACTTAATCGTAAACCTTGTCCACCTCTACCAGTTAGCCACATCTTAAATATCGTGTCGCCAATTGGGGTACTCTTGGGTATAATACCTTCAGGTATTGCATTGAGAATTGCTTCTGTGATTTCTTTTTTAGTTTTAGGAAATTTCATCCGGATACACTGTTCGCCCGGCTGTCAAAAAGCATACTGTGAATTTATCAGTTTTAAACTGTGCATTTAATTTTCTACAAAGATTTCTTGCGTGGCCAGGATTAGAGAAACTAGTTTTTTTGTATTTAGGCGCGGCATCACTTGTTAAGTAATGTGAAGATTTTAAGTTAATAGGTTGGTCATCATAGTAGACTGCCCAGATACCTGATGCTTCAATAATCTGATCGCATTTGTACGTTTCTTTATCTACATACTCTAAAATAATAGAGGGCTGGCTTCTACTCACTTGAAGTTTCCGCCTTTAACCTGTACATCAATTGTTTCATTGTTATCTTTTTCCTTTTTCAATTCATGCAAATCTGCTAACAACATAACCAGTTCGTCTCTAAGACCTCTGGCATTATCAATAGTAAGAACAACATTTGTACTAGCCTTACTTTCTCCCATTGATACCTTGTTCACAAAATCTTTTATGTGTAACATAATATGCTTATATATTTATCTGATTTTTTGCTTCTAACTTGGTTTTAAATGGTCCTTTATATGGATATCGCTGTATAAAGATGTATTTAGGGCAAAAAATTACTTGTTCTACGCCATTATGTTCGACTACAAAGTAGCCTGCGGCATGAAAGCATTTAGATTTTTTAGTTTTAGTAAAGACATGCAAGCCTCGTTTAACATCATATACTGAGTTATACGTTCTTGGTGTAGTGGGGTACTCAGGGTAAGGAGTCTCTACTTTAGCAATAGATTCTTTTGGTGCAACAAACTTAATGTTAGTTTTCTTCTGAATCTTTTTGATAGATTCAAATTCAAAGACATTATTTTGTAAGTTGACGCTAAACGTCCCTACATTATTTGCACACACATTACCTACTTTGCGTTCACCGTCAGTCAATATCCAAAACTCACCATCAGTGATGGGCTTTGCAGTTAATTCTATATCTAATATCATTTTTTCTCCATTAAGTTCGTAAACATATATATTATTTTTTACCATTATCTAATTACCCCAGGGAGCAATCCAATGCTTATAAAAACTCTTGCTCCATTTGTTAATTAATTTTATTATCATTATACTACCTTTTCCACTAATTTGCCAGTATATGATGTGTTCAACCATTTAGCATAATTGTCTGCTTGGTCACTTATTCTATTAAGTTCATACTTACCGCAGAACCTCATAAAATGTACACCTACTTGTGGCACAGACTCTTTAGAAGATACACCTTCTTTTACACAATCATCAGTAGCATTTCTAAATTCGATTGGCTGTGCTGTTAGATCGATTAGAGTACGATTACGTTCATAGTCTTCTCTTACTCTGTGTTCGACTTCATTGTGGTCAGTCCAACGTTGCAACATGATGTTGTTCCAGTTAAATCCACCTTTGTCTTTATCAGCAAATGCTTCTAACAGACCTGTCTTGTTCTTAGTACCTTTCTTACGTACGCCTGGGTATGCAGAAAATACATTGTCACTTGTATCACCACGCATACATTTTTCAAACAAGAGATACTGAGGGTCTTCTAAAATTTTATGTTCCATAGTCTTCTTATCAATGACTGGACGTCCTCTATCATCAAAGTAACCGTCAATTGTAATTAACTGCTTATTAACACCATTGTACATATGAACAGACTCAGACAATAACTGTAGATAGTCAGTATCAGTTGAAATAATGATGTGTTCATCATCAGGGTGCAGTGCGGCGAAACGTGCTATGCAATCATCAGCCTCAGCATTCGGATCACGTAAGACTGTTACGTTAGTTTTTTCTTCTAAGTATGTAATCAATGACTGATAAGTTTCCCAAAACATTTCACTTTCTTCAATCTCTGCTTCAGTCAAGTCTTGTTGCTGGACTTTACGATTTGCTTTGTATGGAGTATAGAACTCTTTACGCCATGAACGACCTTCTAAACAGAAGACTACATGATCGACGCCATAGTTACGAACTGCCTGATTAACTGACCCTAGAGTCAGATGTAGAGCCATACCTATCTTTTCCCATGTGTCAGCATTGCGAGAAGCAACATGCTTTGCACGAAAGAAGGTGTTCATTGTGTCTATAAGGGCGTATTTCATTTAAGTCTCTTATTTATCATTTAATAAGATACTATTATACGCAATAACTACGCATATTGCAAGCCTTTATGGGTAAAAAGGGTAAATTAAATTATTGGGGGAGGGCTAGGTGGAATATATGCTTGTACTCCAGAATCTTTTGTAGGCTCGACAAAGCCTTCTGCTTGTACAACATCTTGGTTGTTAAAGAACTTATGCATTTCTTCTATTAAGAAAGCCCTAGACTCTGGATTAGAAAGGTCCATTCTACGTTCATTGATTAAAGTAGTTTGATGGGACTTCCATGCCTCGAATGCTTTCTGAGAAACAGTCTCTAATAACTCTTTGCCTGCGGGTCCTGGTAAAGGGGGAAAAGACATTGCTGGCAATTCTTTTTGGTACTTCTTACAAAAAACTAAAGTTTCCATTAATCAATCATCCAAAACATTAATATGATCATAGGGTATAATCCCCATAGTAGATATTCTACTCGCTTAAATTGTTTTTCACCTTTCTCACTTATATCATACATATAGATTTACCTTGTTACCTTTGGTTGCTGTTGGACATTGATACTTTCTCAATTTCATTTTGAGTTTAACTCTGTTCATATCTGCCGTCTCCTAAATCTCTCTTTGAAACAACTCGCATTTCAGCACCAGTGATTGGGTCTGTGTCTTTTCTATTGTACGGATCTGCTTGTTCTTGTTCGTAAACTTCTAATGCAATGTTACGACATACTTGCTGGAACCAACGATCAACAATTGTTTCGTCTTTGTCATCGTCTTTTTCTTTGTATCCTGCTTTGATTAGATTCAATACGAACTTGTCGTTCCAATCCATTTCAAACGAACCGTTATTGATATCTTCAGGTGCAACGTCAACACTTAGTATTGATACCCAAGGTTCACCGGCTCTTGTTGCTGTCTCTTTCTCAGAAAGTTTAGTAGATTTTTCTTTTGTCTCGGGCTTTTTCTTGCCGAACATATCTTTTATTTTATCAAACATTTAATTCCTCACTGTACATGTATTTAGAGACATTTTGCTTACCCGTTATATTTTTCATAAACGATGGTGTTTGTCGATCAGTCCATTTAGCAAAGTCTTTCTTGTAGACTCTGTAGTAATTCTGATAGGCATCGACTGCATTAGATGTTTTGACATCATCGGGCATTGCTTGAGGA